GTGGCATCTGCCGCCGGACTAAAGGGGGCTTACGATTCAAGGACGGCCCTATGGAAGAGCCTCAATGGGTTGGTGGTGAAAGAAGTAACTGCACCGATGATGTACGGAACAGAGCATGAAGAGAACGCACGACATGACGGGGAAATTGCAATTGGTCGCCTTTCTTGGCCTGTTGGTATTTTTGTGCATCCTGAGTTTGATTGGTTGGGTGCTAGTCCTGACGGCCTTCTGGGTAAGACTGCTCTTCACGAAATTAAATGTCGTCCAGAGAATCCCTATAAGGATGTGCCATCTCATCATATGGCGCAAGTTCAAATCCAACTTGCCTGTGCCGGGTATCCAGAGTGCTACTACCAGTCATGGACGCCAGACGAACACCGAATCTGGCTCATCAAAATCAACCAAGACTACGTCAACTGGCTCTTCCCATTTCTCACAGAATTCTGGGGATATGTAACAACGCACGAGGAGCCGCCAAGACTATCGCGGAAACGATCTTACACAGAACCACTTCCATACGAATTAATCTACGAGGGCAAAACCTATGGCGTATGACAAACCTTTTGAGCATAACCCCAACCGGGGCAGTCTCATCTACAATAAAAACAAGAAGACTGACTCAGATGCCAGTTGGTGGGGGTCAGCGAAACTTGACCTTAATGCGTTGGGTATTGGCTCTGGTCAGCACGATGTTAAGTTATCTATATGGGTGGATCAAACCAAATCTGGGGATAAGAAGTTGAACATTGGTTTCCGCTCATCCGAACCTAAAGAGGCACAACCAAGCGCTCCTCAAGATGACGATGACGATATCCCTTGGTGAACAGGCGATTGAGCAACGTGTGAAAAGGGTGCGCTCAATCATACGGGAGCAGGGTGACGTGTTTTTATTCTTCTTCCCAAATCGCGGGTTCATCACAGTGCTCGACACCCTTCCCGTGTCTGGCCATAAGTTCTTCAAAGGAACCCCCTTGTTGCCAGAGCCAATGCTTGAGGCTTTCCCGATGTCATTTGTTGGGCGATACGACAGGAATGTCTTGGCGCGTTGGTTGTTTAGCGATATGCATGGCGCAATCTCTTCCTGTGCGTCCTAAATATGAAACGCCCGAACAAAAGAGGCGAGAGAACGCCGTTATGCGGCGCATTGCCCACTCCTCGCGCATCCCTTTTCTGGCTTACGAGAGGATCGAAGCCATTGCGTATGGAGTGGATTTTTTTTGCACCACTGAACGAGGCGTTTGTGTTACTGAGGTTAAATGTAGAAAGAAGAAGTACCCATCATGGCTCGTTGCCATGCATAAAGTGCACCACGCCTTCAAGTGGGAGCAATCGAGAGTGCCCTGCTATCTTGTCGTCCATTGGGAAGAGGATGACAGCATCTACATCGCACGACCCGCAGGGGGAGATAACCCTACACCCTATTCAGTAGAGTGGAATGGGCGCACTAAGGCTACTCGCGGCGACCCTGCCGACATGGAGCCACACGCCAAATTCTTACTACACAACTTGAGACATTTTCAATGACGCCAGACATCCACTCACCAACCTTTGAAATGCTAACAACAGCGCAGGCGCAAGTATTTCTAAATGTGAATAGATATACATTTGAAAAACATGTGCGGCCCAACGTCCCCAGAATTATCCTTGGAAGGAAGCACTTCTATACACGGGTTGATCTGGAGGATTGGTTGAAGCAAATGAAAAAATTATGAGCGGCTTATACCTTAGAGGGGAAACGTGGCATTTCCGTAAGCGCATCAGCGTTCCAGAACGCTTTGCAATTAATCCACTGAGAGCGCATATAGACCTCAGTGGAACCACTAGGATGAAAGATAAGGAGAGCGCCGAGAGAATCTTACGTTTGGCTATTCAGCAGGCAGAGGATGAACTCATGTATGGCAAACGAAAAGATTGGCTTTTTAGTGACGCCGTCCCGAAGTATCTCAAGACGAGAAAGAACGGCAAGAGTATGGACGAAGGCATCCGTTACACAGAGGTGCTAACCCAATACTTAGGGGATATCCCGCTGAAATTTATTAATCAGGACACTGCCGAGGTTCAACAACTCATTGATGATCACAAGGCGCGTGGGAATAAGAACGCAACAATTAACCACCACTTGAAGGTGCTTAGAAACGTCCTCAATTCAGCGCATAAGAAATGGAAAGATGGGGATATACCTTGGATTGAATCACCGGGATTCATTGGGCTATTGCCCACTGATGATGAAGCGCCTGCCCACGTCCTGAGTCTAGGGCAAGAGCGTGAACTGTTCGTAAGATTACCCCACGACCTAGCCTTGGCGACAACATTGGCTCTTCACACAGGTCTCAGGGACGCATCCCTTTGCGCGTTAAAGTGGGTACACGCCACAGAAATACCAGAGTTGAATTCAATTGTATTCGACTTACCTAAAGGACATCCCGGCTTGGGTAAAAGCGGCCAAGCGCACAGAGTTGTCATTAACTCTCGCGCTAAAGAGGTGATTAACGAACTGCGACAACGCGAGGGTGAATATGTCATCACGTACAAGCATGGCTATTCATTCAAACCATACGGTACGCTGAATACCTCCTCATGGAAGAAAGCGGTTAAAGAAATTGGGTTAGGTGATTGCCGTGGCGAAGGGAACCACTTCCGCATCCACGATCTACGCCACACCTTCGGCACCCGTCTACGGGCGCAAGGCATTGGGCTAGAGGACAGGAAGGATTTGCTTGGACATAAGAGGGGCAAGGAAGATGACATCACAACGCACTACTCTGGTGCGGAGACAGGCCACCTTATCCAGTGTGCTGAGGAGTTGGTGAAGTGGTACGACAGAACGGCTCCAAGCGTGTATGTAAAGACTGCCTCAGTGACGCGCCTTAGAAGTTATTAAACCCTCTTCCGGTGGGTCTTCTTCTTGTAACCGTTGGCGTATGCCGCCGCCGCCTGTTTCTGGGCCTGCATCTTTGATGGGTACGTCTTCCCCCGATTCCCCCATTTGTAGCCCCCGCTGACTTTCCTCACTGGCATCTTTGATCCCCATAATTGCTTCCCAGTCAACTGCTTCTATCAACTCACTGGTGTTGTCCTTAACCTCGACCTCTGTCTCGCTTTTGGATGGGATTAAGGCCGTGGCGATACGCACATAGGTGCTTGGGTCTCTCTCCCGCACCTCGGCAATCACAGCCTCTCCATGCAGTTCAAAGTCCATCAGCATGGCATCAACAAAGGCGTTTGAGAATTTGTTGCGAGAACCTAGCCGCCGCCCTGCTCGATTGATTCTTGGGTCATTCTTTACGAATGGCTTACCAACTGGAATTTTCTTTTCGCTCATAGATATATATCTTCCGGTAGATGCGCCTTCACTTCTTCCCTTAATACCCATAACTCCTCTGGGGCATCGCTGAACATCCCGTCTTGACTCATTCGGTGGAAGCATACGGCTAATTTAGAGCGAAGAGTTTTCGCTGACAGTAGGCTTCTATGGAGTTGGGGGTGGGTCATTCTCTGAGGGACGGGTAAACGCATAGGATGCACTCTCTGGATATATGTTTTTGGGTTTGAGTTTTCGTAAAACTCGGCTTCGTTATCCATAGTTCCGTTCAAGCCACCTCATGGTGATGTGTTCCAATCGATCATAGTAGCCATGCCCATCTACATCGTGGAGTAGGCAAACACCTCTCCACCAATGCATGACTGTACCTTGGCACCAGTCTTCGACATAGTCTGGATGGACGTAGCACCCGGCAGATAAACCGAAAATGCGCTGTCCTGTAGCGGTAACCCGCTCTGCATGATCGAAGACGTGTGAATGACCTTGAACACAACTACTGTGGAGTTTGGTACAGAGGGCGCGTCCGATGTTCTCCCCCGATATTGGTCTACCACTCACTCCCGTCGCAAAATAATGAACGTAACTTATTCCATCGATTGTTATGGGAACGCGAAAGGGGATAACTTCATCAAAGTATTTCTCGTAATTAAGTATTGAGAGGTCTAGCCACTCGTGTAGTTGGGGGTTACTCTCGCAATGCCGAGTAATACGATGTTCGTGATTCCCCTGCGTAAGTATTTTACGGGGGAGATACTGCTTATCTTTAGACTTTTTGCGCCGTGCATTCCATTTGTTGACTGGCCCCCATAATCTTTCAAGCGCGTCATGGGTTACAGCAACGTCTTCCTTTAATCTACGGCCCTCAAAGGAAAGACCTTCTCCGTGTTGACTAAGGCTAGGTAAGTCAGAGAGATCACCAAGGCAAACAATGTAATCAATAGATTTCTTTCTATCCAAGATGAATCGACCAAGCCAGTCGAATCGATCATTGTCATATTGGTAGTGCGCGTGAGGG